GGCTAATATTAGTAGTTCAAGATACAGTAATCAACGCGCATGGTGATCTGTATTTCCATAGGGGTTGATGATGACCAATCGCCAGCACCAAAATCGGCATTTGTAATAAATGCACCTTTACAAATCCATTCTTCAACGACATCACCTACAGGACCTAAAGTGTTAAACTTAACATCCTTTTTGTAGAAATCTGAGTAACCGTCTCTACCAGTTACTGATTCGTGTGACAAACGAATCCATTCCATCACTGCTTGTGCTCCTGAAGGAGTTACAGGATCATAGAGAGTAGCATTAATGTTTTGCCAATCAGCTTTACCTTTAACTTTTCTTTTAACGTTAATGTGTTCTAAAGTTACTTCGTCAAAAGTTAACTTAGGACGATCAGCGTTTTTAATAAGGTAAGCTGGAACACCATCTATATAAAATATAAATCTATTCTGCAGCTTAGGTTCATAAGCTGTGTAGAACATTTCGTTTGAACTGAGTATTGCCATTGTGTTGTCGTTTTGTTATAAATATAGAGTTCTTAAGTTTTTAGTCATTAAAAGTAGCTCCAGTTGGTTGAACAGTATAATCGAGTACTATAAACTCAGCTGTTTTAGTGGGTTGTAAGAATATTTGACCTACTAACTGATTTCTATCTATAGCATCTGCTGTGTTATTAGTTTCGTCCATTACTACCTTAAAGGCATATAAACCTTGTCTTTGTTGTACTGTTTCTAAGAAGGGGTTAACAGTATTTAAGAATCTGTTTCTGGTTACAGTTGTATTTTGTTCGAATACTAAGTTTCTAGCAGTGTCACCAATAAAGTTCTTGAGAGAAATCAATAATCTTCTTACATTGATACGATCAAGAGCACTTGCTTTAGTTTGAAGTGTCTTTTGACCAAATGCTACTACACCATTTCTTGGGAAAGTAGCTATTGGGTTAACTTTATTATTGTAAAGATCGTCTCTTAATGTTTGGGTAAGCTTAAGTTCAGCTCTTGTTACAGGTAATCCACCTCTGTTTAAACCAGCTGGTGCGAACCAAGGTGCTGCTACATTATCGTTAAAGGCATAAACACCTTGCATTACTGTTGAAGCGGGAACCCAAACATTTCTGCTAAGTTCGGTTGATGGGACTTAAACCCAAGGCCAATATGCACCAGCAAAGTTAGTGTTTAACTCATTTGCTTCACCTTGAACAGTAGTAGGTGAACTATTGTATTTAACTAAATCTGCTACATAGAAACAATCACCTCTGCCCTCACAAAGTTCTATTATACTATTAACTGTAGTGGCGTAATTTTCATTGTAAATGCCTGGGGCGGTGATTGTGTTGAATCTAAATTCGTCTTGGTTTTTAAGTATATTAATAGCGGTAGTATAGTCACTAGCAGCTAACCCTTGAACATTGGTGTTGTCTAAATATTCAAAATATTTACCTGATCCATTAGCAGGAATATTACTACCTACCCCACCATGGAATGATCCACTTTGGGCATATGGTAAACTTCCACTATAAGAAACATTAGAAGAATCTACAGCTACAGAACCATCGTTATTAAGGTAATCAGGTGTTTTAATATTTACATTAGATACGTAAACGTATTGTGATTGGTTAGCATAATCTCCTTTTATTTCAACAAAAGTATCACTTCCAACTGCTCTTGTAGTTGCATATTGATCACCTATTACTTTAGCTACATAATTATCACTCTTAGGATCAAGTGAACATCCTAAGAAGGTTTCTAAAACAATAGGATTATTACGGTTATCGTCACCTCTTCTTATTTCAACATTAAATGTACCTGCTTTATTGTTTATACCTGAAATTTCCCAACGTAAGTTATCTAAAGACCCTGATTTTAACGAACCATCAGTATATTCACTACCAGCGTCTGTAGCTCCAGTGGAGTTATTATATAAAGTACCTTTACCAATAGTTTTTAAAGTAAATGTATTATAAATAGCATCAGTTGATTGAGATCCAGCACCACCTGCTAATGTTATTAAAGTATGATCAGGTGTACCACCACCTGTAGATCCAGTGCTAAAAGTAATGCCATTGTAAGTAGCTCCTGCTGCGGAACCACTAAGTTCTAAAACCCCTGCTGAGTTACTTGC